AAATCAAGCAACGAGCCTCCTCCGGAAAAGCCGACCTCCATTGTCAGCTCTGATGGACGCTTGTAGGCATGATCAGCGACCGGCGCGCCCACTTCAGTAGGATGCTCTGTGATTTCCAGCACATCGCTGTGCTTCTCAGAGATAACCACGTCCGGGATGATCAATCCTATCTTCCTGCTTTGCTGTGAAAACAACGTAGATAGAATATCCATTATCTGACCGCCGGAGTAAGTTGCTGGGTTAGCCGTGAGTTAACGCCCATCTGCCGCTCTGCCACACTATTTCCTGCTCGCTCAGGATCATTCACACCGTGAATATGGATGTTTGTTTCCTGATTGACGGTTGGCGAGGCAGCGCCTGATGCAGCACGGTTTACAAGCTCACTTGAGTAGATGTTTCGACCATTCTCATGATGAATGATGCCGTTCATCAGCTGAGACAGTACCTGTGGATTCTGCAGGTTAAGCGCGGCTTTGGGGTCAACGCCAAGCCGCGATGATATCGAGTTAATATAAGCACCAGTGTTGTTCTCGGAAGATGGAGCCCACGTGGATATGATGCCTTCTACGGAGTTTATTCCGCGCTTTGCATAGAGCATCAGCTGGCGGGCCATGGCGCGCAAACCATCATAAGCGGACTGGAACTTAGCGAATCGCCCGCCACTGCCTTCCAGCATTGCGCCAGCCTGTCCTGCAAAGTTCAGGTTGCCGGGGTTGTTGTTGCGCTCACCACGCTTCAGTGACTGGGCATATTGTGAAGCAGGGCCGTCGACAGGATAAATTGCTTCTGGGCCGTCATCTTCGCCGGGCATTCTTTCAGCGCTAGCTGGGGCAACTGGTGCAACTGGCTTGCTACCCTCGCCGCTGAAGAAATTCAGCATATCCTGAGTGTCTTTCTCATTGACGATATGGAGGCGCTGCAGTGTTTTCCAGAAAGGACTATTAGCGAATTTTTCCCCAATCTGAGTAAGGAATCCACCAAAGGCCCGATTTACAGAGGCGATCGCATCATTAATCGATTTCGACCAGTCCCCTTTCATGAAATCTGAAAGAGACTGAAGCGTGCCTTTCCATGTCAGGGTGCCATCGTTGAGCTTATTCAGCTTATCAGTGAACCAGTCCAGCGCCTTTTTAGCGGAGTCGATGCCTGGCTGCCATTTCTCCCAGTCGATAAGTGATTTTCCGCCAGCCTGCCACGTCTTGTAGTCGTCATACAGGCTGAGAATGGCGAGGCCTAACGCCATGATCCGGCCAATCGGAGAGGTAAGAAATGCGCTGTTAACCAGCTTCCACGCAAGAACAAGAGCTCCGAGCGTTTCAATCAGTTTCTGAGTGCTCTTATCGAGCGTATTCCACCATTCCCGTATATCTCCGGCAGCCTGAATGAGGCGATAAACTGCCCGGCCGATTACCTCAGCCATCCAGAGAATGCCCTTCACGCCACTGGTGATCGTCTGCTCTATCTTCGGGAAGTTATCAACGATCTGCTTACGCAATGTGTCGATAGAACCCGACAAACCTTCTGCCAGGCTGGAGCCAATTTTATCGCGTGCCATTCCCGCCATTTGCCCGAAGGCGCGCAGCGATGTCATGAACTTGTTGGAGCTGATAGCGGCCTGGTCTGCATTGAAGCCGATAGCCTTAGCCATCTGCGTGTATTGCTGATTGAATTGACCCAGTCCGCGACGCATCGCCATCAATGTGTTCTCATCGATGCCGAGCATCTGAGCATACTGATTAGCGCGGTAGTACGGCATATTGCTGAGCTTCTGGCCCACACCGGTGAAGATGCTCGCCATATCCCGCATATTGCCGCTGGCGTCACGGGTTTGTACTCCCAGGCGATTCAGGAAGCCTTCAGAGCCTGGGTTGTTGCGCATGAAGTGCGCCAGCCCCTCCATTGAGTTGCGGGCAGCATCAACCGAACCTCCCATCTGGCTTACTGCATAGCCTATGCGTTGAATACCCTCAACTGTTGCGCCTGTTCGCTGAGAAATCCAGTAGAGGTTATCAAGTCCGCTGGCGATTTTGGCTGTGAACGCCACCACTGAGAGGGCGGTAGCTTCCACTGCCACACCGAGCTTGATCACCTGCAGAGTTGTACCCAGCACCACAGACTCAAACTTTCGCGCTCCGGCATCATCAACCTGAAAGCCGAGGCTTACCAGAAAGTCCTTGATAGTCTCAGCGTTCATTATCCTGTCTCCAGCGCTCAATGCGGTTGTTGTTGTCTGCTTTCAGGTCGAGCCAGTCGTTCATGCGGGCAACGTCTGCGAGGTCTACTGAGCCGTCTTTAAGTGCGGTGTAGCTGATGTACCCGGCGTCAACCGGGCGCATCAGAAAATCCTCGCCATCCGGCAGGGATTCAAGTGTCAGGCCGCTGAGTTGTCCGCAATCTCGTTGCCGGGGGCTGCGGGCAAAAAATTTCCCAGGCTGTCGCCTACCACCCGACCAACGATCTGCAACATGCTCATCAGGTCGATGTCGTCGAACATCAGCTCGTTCTGTGACATTACCGGCGCCCATACCTTGCCGTTCTGCCGTGCCACCACGGACAGGCAGGGGAAGATGATCGCATTCGTATCTTCTTCACTCAGGCCTGCCATTTTTTCAGCAATTTTAGGCAGGACCTTTTCAAAGATTGGTGCCAAAGCCTTCATATCCAGTTCGGATGCTTCCCCGCCAGTGGTGAATGCCTTTTTTGGCATCATCTCTTTTAGGCTGCCAAATTCTGAAAGCAGCCCGGCCAGAACCGGGAGTAGCTTGCGGGACACTTTCAGTTGGTCGAAAACGCTGAGCTTTGATGCGCGGTAGTTCACGCCTTTGATTTCAAATTCCATCGATTAAAACTCCCCGAGAACTTCGTCGATTTTGCCGCCGTCAAACACCCACGCGACCATTCCGGCAACCTTTGGGTTGTTCCAGTCAGGCTGGCGCTGGAAAGCCGCTGAACGGATGGTTACGATGTCGCCTGATGCTTTATTTCGCAGGAGGAACACGTTATTCCCCCATAGCGCAGAAGACTGGCTTTGCGCGTTGTACATCAGGGAGAGCTTCTTATTTACCGGCGAGGTTTTCTGGAGGTTGATGGTGACGGTGCCGCTTTTGCCTGCATGCAGGCTGTGCATTGTTTCGCCATCAGCACCAATCGTCATGGTGTTTTTAGCCTCGGTCATCGTTACCGTGATCCCCTCTTCGGAGTTCGCAGAGCCATAGCCAAGGTCGATTGAGCCGGTCGGGCCGGTCATGGACGCCGTAATGTCCATAAAGCTGTAGGTACTCATCTATATCCCCTTAGCGAACAACGTTGATCTGAACATCGGCATAGTGAACTGCACCGGCCAGTTTGATAGCTGCCTGAATCAGAGGCGCACGGCGCTTCTCGCGGTCCGACTGAGCCTGTGAAGACAGAGGCTGTGCGTACACGTAATAGCCTTTGGTCAGGGTGTCGCCTGCCGTAATCTGGCCGATGTCACCGCCATTCCACACGCCCGGAGCAACCAGACCATTCGAAACAGCCTGGTCCAGCGACATCTCAACGTTCGTGAGGAGACGTGTGATACCTGCTTCGGTTTGAGGAATTTTGCTGGTTGAGGTGTACAGCAGGTTAAACAGGTTGGTCTGCACGTAGTTCTGCAGCCAGTCCAGCCCGTGGCGCTCATCGAAGAAATCACCATTGGACATCACACCCTGCTGAAGGATTGCCGTGTCGTTCGCGTAATACACGTAGACGTTTGCATTCTTGGCATCTACCGCGGCAGCCTGGGAGCTGGTCAGGGTTTCATACGTCACGCCCGGTTCAGTTTTAAATTTCAGGGTGATCGTAGTGTTGTTGCCGGTGAAGTTAACGGTGAACGCACGCCCAAACGCAGACAGAGCCGCGTACTTACTCTTCGTTGAGTACTGCACAAAGGTACGACTGTACCCGGCCGCTTTGAGAGTAGAAGCGACATCAGAAGTGGTCGCAGAGTCGATGATGCCTGAATCAGAGGACGTAACAGCAAACACGCGGCTCAGGCTTGATGCCTGAATTGCTGCCGCAGTCGCAGTAATCTCTGCAGGCGTCAACTCGTCTTCGTCAGCAATGCCAAGGCCATACCAGTTGGTAAACTGCAGTACCGCAGTGATTGCCTGCGCCAGTGTTTCAACGCTACCTGTCTCGCCGGTTGCCAGCGTTTTTGCCCAGCGACCGACGTAGACCTGAGCAGGCCGTGGTGACTGCGAAAAGTAAATCAGCGCAGCTTCGTACTCCGGACTGTCTTCGCCGAAATCAACGCCGATGTCCTCTGAGCTGGTATAAAGCCGGATACGCTCTGATACCGGAATAACAGTGGATGTGCCGAGAATGAGTAGCGAACCGAAATTACGACCCGTCGCCGCAGTGGGGGACATGATCACGTCAACGTTCACAACGTTGGATACAGGTAAGCCCTGTGCCATAGGTTAATCTCCAAAGAATGATACTGGCGCGTCGACCAGAGATTTGATGCCGTAATCGCGGATAACTTTGCGGCGCAGGCGCACAGTGATGTCGTACCGGCGCACCCACTGGTTATTGATGAGTTCGGGGAAGGCTGTCAGTTCACTGTAATCAGCAAGTGAAAGCTCGTTTGTTTTCAGCGTTTCGTTGTTCTGCTCAACCGTCAGGCCATCGCGAAACAGGGTTGCGATCGACTGACTTTGCGGGCCATAAAAAGATGCGAGCGTCTCGATCACTTCATGGCGCCAGAGCTGATTGCCATCATCAGTCTGCCGGACGAACGCCGGGGCGTTATCAGCCGTAAAGCCGATGATTCCAAATCCGCACCAGTTCACGTCAGCAGCAGGAATAGCAGCCTGTGTGGCTGTCCAGCGCGGCCTGACCATGCCTGGTGGCAATCCGGATAACGCTCTTGCCCACTGGCTTAACTCCCGCTCAAGCACTTCATCGTAGGCCTGCGGCACGCTGACAGGCGTCAGATAACCGGCTGCAGTACTGTCATTACTCACCGGAACCTCCGTCGAATGGCAACAGTTCACAGTGAGCCTGGACGAAGCCAGCGCCGTAAGCTGTGTATGGGTCAACGAATGTGACGCGGTACTCTCGCCCACGGTAGGTGACAATGTCCGCATCGATACCAGTGTTGCCGCTGGTAAGGCGGAAAACAGTCACGATCAGGATTGCGCCGTTAATGACCTGACCGGCCTGCATTCGCCGGGCTTCCAGTGAGCGGTCAACTGTCACCACGCCACCGAAAGACGTCACTGTGGTTGTGTTGCTGGCGAACCCATCATCATCGACGGTCTGGACATTTCGCTTAACGGTGAGTGATGTATCGAGGAATTCAGGCGAGAGCAGCACGTCACTGACATCAAGAGTCGGCATCTTTATTCCTCACGATGTGCGTGATTGATCGGCGATATTCACCGGTGTCGATTAGCGGCTTGTTACCGGTACGCCCGCGACGGAGACGATTAGCAATCGTGGCATCTGCCAGAGGAGTGAACCCGGTAATGGTGATGTACCGCTTCACCCCGTTAGCCGCCACAGTTCCGGCACGATCGAGCGACGTAACGGCGCCTTCTGCATCACCCTCAAGCGCCTTGCGGGCCGCTGACTTAAGGTGAGGCATAAAGTCCTGCTCTACGGACCTGACACCGGGCTTAAGGTGGGGGCGTGCTGGGATGTTCTGCAGAGGAGAGCCATCCTCATTG